GGCGGAGTGTTTTATTTACCGGCGGATAGTAAACAAATCTATGGCTATAGCGGAGGTAATAAAAATTATGGTGGAACTCAAAAAATAACCGGAGAAAGAAGTTATGAAAATCCATTTTTTGTTCGCGGTGGTACAGGCGGTTCTTCACCAGAGAAGGCATATAAATCATTGTTTGGGCCAAAAGCTTTAAAATCATTACAAAATGATGTCACTAGAGGTATGGGCGGTTATATAAATTATGCTTATGGTTTTAGTAATAGCGCAAATTTAGGTAGAGTCCAAGAATTTATAGAAAATACGCGCCAAGCCAATTAAAATCTAATCAGATTTTGCTAGTTATGTAGCTAACAATTCTAAACAGGGAAACCAATTAAGATACGCTTTACAAGAATTGGGAATTGGCGAGCAATTTAAAGATTTAGGGTTTGATGCTATTATGGGGTATGGGTATCAGAGAAAAACGCGCCAGCCAGTTTTAAGAGAAATTTTTGGTTTGAATGAAAGTAGATATCCAAGGGAGTCACAAGGTCTAATTCCATCTTTTCGCTCGTACTCCAGAACGATTTAATAAATACGCTCAATATTTATATAAAAAATTAGAAACATCTAATCCATATAGAATACCAGAGGAAGAATTAATTAAAAAATATGGAACGGATTACTCTAATCATCCCGAATTGAAAAACAAGTTAAAACAACGAGAGCAAATAGAGGTGATTTTGAAAATTTCTTAAATAAAGCAATGTTACGTGGATTAACTACAGTTGATAGTTTTAAGAAGTCTCCCTACAAAATCTACCGCTTTTTATCCAGAAGCACATTATAAACCATTAGGTTCCGATATTGATAATTATGGGCAATTAACAAAATTACCAGAGAAATTATATCATGTGACTACTAATTTTGGAGCGGTCCAACAGGCCGGTGGGTTATTAAAAAGTCGTAGAGATTTAAACATGAAAGCTGGAACGGGATTAGGAGGCGGAGATGATACAACCATTAGTTTCACAGGTAATTTTAAACGGGCCGGGGCATTCAACGTTCTATTATAGAATTAGGCTCATTATTAAGGGGAGATAGAAGTGTTAGCGATTTAGTAGATAGAGCAAAATCAGGATTTCGCGCCAAAACGCCATTTTTTGATAAATTCCATGATTATGTCAAGTCTTCTGTTGGAAGTGAAGCCGCCGAAGCTTTATCTAAAGGTCCAAAAGCATTAGATTATGCCTCCCAAAATACAATTAAAAGTATTTATGATTCTTATTCTTGGGCACAAGAACACGCGGGCGGTTATCTAAATCCATTATTTTTTACTTCTGATTACGATAAAATTGCTCAATTAACTAAAAAAGATGTAAAACTATTACAATATAAACCTAAAAAGGGCGCGTTAGGATTACAATTAAATTCATTAGGAGAATATAGAATACATGAAGGCAAACAAGTTGCTTTACAGAATGTGTTTAATAAGGGTTTAATCCCATCATTTGCCAACCCCAAAGACAAATTCCTATCATTTCTATCCGAAATTGGGCCTAACTATGTTACTAAATTTAGAAACATACAAAAACAAGATACTGGCCTTGCGAAGTTTATTAGGAGTAATACTGACCAGAAAGGTCCAGATCAAGTTAGATATTTTAGTAAGACGTTGGGTAAGAGCTATCTCCCTTATACTCCTTCAGACATCGGGACAACAACCGGCTTTAATTTAGATTTACCGCCGGAAGGGATTAGGGGAGTATTAGAGATTTATATGAGAGGTTTGAAACTAAAGTGCCTAATTTTGCCGAATCTTTCAAAGGCCGTAGATATTTTGATAAACGTCAAATGTTAGAAGCTTTCGTTACTCCCACAATGAAGGGAACTCCAGATGCATTGAAAGGCGAAGAAAGAGTAACATTTTTTGACAGAAACGATAATAGACCAATAGACCATCAAGTTTTAACTCCATCTAATTTAGAATTTTATGGCGGCTTGGAGGGTTATTTAAAAGATGGACCTTATGGTAGTAAAAATTGGAAAAGATTTGCTGATAAAGGTTTAGTTCCTTCCTTCGCTCGCGGCGAACGTTATATGGGCAGCAGTTCCGTTGCAATTAATGCTAGAGGTTTACTCGATGAGCTGGCCCGTGATGAACGCCGAGCGTTAATAAAACTAATGGAAGGAGCAACTATCCCAGACATCGCCAGTGAAATGAATCTATCGGTTTCCGGGGCTAGTACATTATTAGAGAATGCCAAAAAATCTTATGCCACAAAATACAATTTAGCCAAGGCTGGGAAGTTGGCTAGTGGAGGGATTATACCTAATTATGCTATTATTCCGGGCGTTAGCCAAGCTATCGGAAGAATATTAACTAACACGGTATCTCCATTCTCTTATTCTTTGGGAGATAAAATTGGAGCAATCAAAAATGCCGGAGTTAAAGGAATACTTCGGGCATTAATAAAAGATAAGTCAACTGGATATGTATCCGATTCTCTATCAGAAGACTTAGATTCGGCAAGGATGTTTCCATATAGAAAAATGTTTGGTCTTTCAGTGTCTAAGGCTGGATCTGATATATATATACCAAATAAAGATGGAACTTATAGTTTTAACGAATCCAATAAAACGGGGGCAAAATTATTGAGACAAATACGGGGTTCATCGTTTAGTACGAATATGAGTGGGGATAAAATAGAATTTACAGATGTATCTGAAGGAATAGCCTATAACAGTGTATTAGGTAAGTTTTATAAAAGAATAGATGAAAAATCAGATAGGACATTTTATGAAGATAAATGGGATTTTGCCGCAAATTCTAAAGAAGAAAATCCAAAATTAAAAGGTCTTTTTAGAGAATTAAAAGATATCTACAAAAGTTACCGAGAAAATCGTTCGCTAGTGGGTGATGATAGTAGGAAACGTCTTTATTCTAGAGGAGAATCTTTAAGCGCAGCTTTATCAACAAATTTGAGCGCAACTGATACGGATTTTAGTAAACTAGCAAGGAAGTTGATTGGGTCTATTACTTCTCCTATAACTATAAAGGGGGAAACGGGATTATATGGACCGTTAGATAATCCTTGGCAGATATTTAATGGTTTAATTCCTAACTTCAACGCTCTATCCGATGCAATTTCAAGAGAGAATCGGGCCGGAATAAATTTATCTCAAATTAGAGTCGGCCATGCACCCCAGTTAGCAAATGGTTTGAATCCTTTGGGTTTGGGAGTATATAATACCAGAGACGAACCAATGGGACTAAAACAAGGAATCAATAGAGCAATAAGAGAAAACATAAATCCTAAAGTTTATGGGACGACGAAGAATATACCTAATTTTGCGTTAGACCCAACTACTTTTGATGTTGGCCTAGCGGGGGCGGGCATAAAAACAGAAGTAGGAAAACAATATATTGAATTAGCACGACAAGTCGAAAGTGGATTAATAACCGCCAGAGATGCCATTAAAAAATTCTCTGAAATTGCTATTGTAATACCCAAAGACGTAGAAAGAATTAATGCTTCATTTAGAGGATTACAAGATGTATTTAGAAATTTAGAAAAGAATAAATTATTATCTAATGTAGAAACGATACAAAAAGCGGGAGGAATTTATCCTACCCCGCAACAAAATCCACAACAGTTTTTTGCTAATGTCGGTGGGGTTCAAAATGTATTAGCACCGCAATTCGCTCAATTAAGGAAAGAAGCAATAGAAGGAGAAAGACAACAAAAAATAACTAGAAATGAATACGCTCGTTATCAGGGCACACTAGCGTTTTTTCCTCCGGTTCAATCAGAAGTAATAGCGCAACAAAAACAAAAAAGATTACAACAAAAATTAGCAGAAAATAGAGCGAGACTAGCTCAAATAGAAGCTAGAAAATCAGGGTTGAGTTTATCTCAGTTACATTATCAAGATCCCGGCGAATTACCTTTATTTGCTGGCAGTCCAATTAGTCCATTACCATATTCTCCATTATCCTACCCGAGAGGAACTAATTTACAAACATTACAAACTACTGGATTACCTAATCCTTTAAGATTAATTCAAGCCCCTAATTATGGAAATTTAATTAATCCAAGTAGTTTTGGAAGAAATACTCCAGGATTTAATACTCCTGAACAAATTGCGGAGGACATTAAAAACAGCAAGAAACAGAAAGAAATTTAGCAAAACAAAAGGCTATAAGAGAGCGCTATGAAAGAATATATGGAATAAAAGGAAGATTAGAAAGAGGCGTTAATCAAGACTTGAAACGGCGGAAGGGTTTTTCGATAGTCCGGGAGCGCAAAATAAAGCTTTAATTTCTAGTATTGCTTTGCCGATTGTCGCTGGTGTATTATCTGAATCTTTTGGCAAAGAAACTAAAACACAAAGAGGATTGGGCCAATTAGCTACTTCGGTAGGAAATTTAGGAAGTTATGGAATTTTGGGCGCACAATTTGGTGGTTTGCCCGGATTAGCCATCGGCGGGGATTCGGTTTGTTTACAGAAGCTCCTAAAATTATTCAATCTTTCACTGATACAATTCCTGATTTGCAAAGAGAGATAGAAAAATTAACTGAAAAAATAGGGCAAACTAACGATGGATTTTCTAGTATTATTCAAAATAATGAAAAATTAACCCAATATGCTAAAGGGAATTAAGATTAAATCCTCAACAATACGCCCAATTACAAATACAATCAGGAAATCAAAAATCACAATTAGCAAGTTTAAATCCTGAATTTGCTCTAGAATCTATGGGGCTACGACTTCTGCACAAAGTTCTCAATTATTAGGAGAAATAAATAATAAAAAATAATAATGAAAGATTATTGCAATTATTAGAAGTACAAAGACAAACAATAACGCCCCAGTCTCTATTACAAAGATCTTATAACGATGTAGCTAATCAATTTAAAATTCAATAAAATATAATCCCATCCTTAATTTTGGTGGGGCGGTTAGAAATCAACAAACAGGCGGTTTAGATATTTTACAGGGATTAGATTTGGCTACACTTGGATTATTTTCTAGTGCTAGTGGCTCCAGACGTATAGAAAATAATAGAGCTTTAAATCCAGAAGAAGAAAAACAAATTAAAGATTTGGTCGGTGGGACTTTATCTTTAACGGATAAGAGCGGTAAAACATTAGAATCTGTTATTAGACAAGAATATACAACTGAATTTAATTCAAAGAATAAAGATAGAAATTTGGGCAAAACCCTAGCGGTTCAATTAAACAAAGCTTTCCAAGGGAATACTAATGAAGAAATAGTTAGAAATTTAGAAAAGATTTTAAATGACAAAAGATTAGAAAATTTTGATTTAACTTCTTTATTGAATTTATTTCAAGACGTACAAGATACTAATAATAAATTTTCTTTCGCTAGGAGGGAATTATTAGGTAAAACATCTGGAGATATAACGAGACGGGTAGCACAAGCTCCAGAAATAGATTATCAAAAAATTGCCGTAGATAATTATAAATTAATTCAATCTTTTGGAGAATTGGATGACGAATTAAGAAAATTAGGAGTCAGAGCGGAATCATTAACTCAAACTAGTATTTTTAATTTGGGACAGGGATTAGAAAGAAATATTTCTGATATACGAACTCGTGCGGCTATACAAATTTCAAGAACCGAAGATTATAACCCCTTTCGAGCTATTAATATTAAAAGAAACGCTTCTTTAGCCGAAATAGAACAAGAAAGAGTTGTGGGATTACAAGAAGCCGGAATTAGATTAGCCCCAATAAAAAAGAAGATATAGCTGAATTAATTAAAAGTTTAAATGAAGTTTATTTCAAAGAGTCGGAGGAAGAAATAGAATAGAATCTACTCTTGGAAGAACTAATTTTGAATCGTTTTTAGAAAATATTGTTCCGGGATATAATTCTCCATTCAAAAAAGAAACTAAAAATAATTTGCTTGGTTTTCCTAGTGTCAATAATGCTCAAACTTTAAATTCTTTATTAGGAACAGAAAATTTATCTCAAATTATTAATGACCCTATTAAAATGTTTGAAATTGAACAGGCGAGATTAAATAAAATTCCTAGTTCTTTACCAAGCCGTTTTTCTCTTTTAAAGAATAATCAGAACTTACCTTTTATATCAAATCAATTTGGATATAAGCCAAGCGTATTTAATGAACCTTTTCTATTACCAAATCAAGGGACTGTAGCAGAAACAATAGGGGACTAACTTCCGAACAGCGTGAAGAATTTTCTAAAAATATTCAAAAACAGTATGCAAAACTTAATGAAGATTTACAACATCCTACTAAAATCCTATTGGGAAAGCAGAAAAGCTGTCGAAGATTATGTCAAAGAATTAAAAAAATATTTAGATGTCAGAATAAAGATCAAATTAAATTAAGAGAATTACAAAATAATCTTAATGAAAAAGCGGCCACACAACGTAAAATACCGAAACGCAATTAGACTTGATAGAGAACAATTTATAAAAAATATTTCTGGTAGTTATTCTGATGTTGTTGAAGATTTAGATACGGTTAGGAAAATACTGAAAAAATTTATGACCAAATTAATGCAGAAGTTGAATCGGGGAAATTGACACCAAGACAAGCAAGACGCGCTGCATTATCTAGAGTATCAGATAGTAATTTTGGAGAAGTTAGGTCTAATTATTTACGCGAGATATAAACACACCGCAATATCGTCAAAAGCTACAGGAAAAGACAGAAAATGATTTAAGAACAAATGGGCGATTGACGGGGAAACAATTAGGGTTAGAATTAGAGTCTGGATTTGGTTATAATTCAAGAGATTTTTTTCAAGAAGTAGCTTCCAAACGCTAGAGAAGCTGGTGATATAATGCGCCAATCATTTTCTTCCGCCTTTCAATCGTTTACAGATGGCAGTAAAGTGCGTCAGAAGGCCGCTAGGTCATTCGGTATTTCTATAGCAACTAATATACTTAACAAAGTGGCCGATATAGGTTTTAATTCATTAATTGGCGGGATATTTAATGCCGGACAGAATATATTTAGTTCTGCTAAAATTGCTACGCCTAATCGCGGGGGATATATAGGGTTTGCTAACGGCGGTATGGTAACGGGCGGTTCAGGAATTAGGGACGATATCCCTATGATGTTAAGCCAAGGTTCTTATGTATTGAGAAAAAGCGCCGTAATAAATATGGAGTTAATAGATTACAGAAATTTGCCTCCGGCGGGGCGTCAACCTTAACCTAAAGAATGAATATAACTATAGGGGTTCTAAAGAAAACCTAGAGGGATATTTTGACGTGGACCCTAGGTTGTCCGCTATTGGCCAAACGGATGAAAACAATCCATCTAATACATTAAAATTCGCCGTGAAACAAGATTTCTATAGTTATCAAAAGACTATTGAGAATTATAGAGATGCGGTTAAAACAATTTGAAAGAGCTAAACAGCAACGCTTAATTGGGCTGCTATTAGTGCTGTTTCTACCGTTGGGGGCGCTTATTTAGGTCAAATTGCACAAGCCGGAGCTAATTCGACCAGTAACGCGGCTTTGCAAAATCGTGCATGGTCTAACAATACTCAATCTTCTAATTATACTAATACTATTAGTCAGGGGGGACAAAATTATAATACATTTTACTAACACTTATAATGGACCATTGCGTAATTTGGGAGGTTTAATTAGGAAATACGCTTATGGTGGGTCTGTAGATACCGTTCCTAGTTTGTTGACTGGTGGCGAATTTGTAGTTAATCCTCAGGCAGTCAACAGGTTAGGCGTGCCATTCTTAGATAATCTCAACGAAGGCAGAATTAAAGCCTACCCGAATGGCCGTTGGGGGCTTGGTTGCAATGATTTGAATGTATCAACCCGATTTCTCAAGAAAGTTCAGACTCTTGGAGTCAAAATTAACGCCTCTTTTAAATCAATTAGTTAAGATTAATCAGAATATACTAGAATTGCAAGACGGGCGTAAAAACAAGACTAATACTAATAATACCCAATCTGATACCAAGAGACGACCAATAATGCCGTTTCTAGCCCCTCTGTATCAATTATAATTAATATGACGGCCAATGGAGGGTCAACACAGCAGACACAGACAAATAACGCTCAAAACTCAATGGTGAAGATTTGAAGAAGTTTGCCGAAATCATGAAAAATGTTGCTCTTAATGAAATATTGACTCAACAAAGGACCGGCGGAGCCTTAGCGAATACTAGAACTTAAATTTTAGATAACTTATCTTCTAAAGCTTTAATTCTCTTTTCTAGTTCTAAAATACTATGATTTATAAGTCTCTTCCAACTTATTGCCGCCTTTAACTAGCAAAGGCAATCCAAAATGCGGGCTAAAATCCCTTAAAACGTGATATTCCATATTTCTCTTGGTTTCCCCTACATAGTTGCTAGTAAGAAACGCCTTAAACTTATTCATACTTAACTTACCATCCAAAATATTTGGAGGTAATTTGTAATTAAGCTCTAAAATTGTATAACTATCTTTATTTGTGCCGAAATAATTTGTCTTTCTATCATTTTGCGTTCTTTAATTAGATTAGATTCAATATGAATTACGGCGTTATTACCTTTTCCGCCCTTTAAATCATTGATTTTCTCAGGAAATTGTAAATATAAACCTTTATTTAATATTTTTAATTTCTTAATGCCGCCGTTGGCCATCTACTTCTTCTACTTGTAAAGTAGTATTTTGTGATTGATTATCTATAATATTAACTGATAATACCCCGCCATCTAAACTTAGTATATCATTAACTTTATATCCTTGACCTTCCTTAATAACCATCAAAATAGTCAATAACTCATATTCTTTATAAGAAATAGTAATAATATCATCAAAAATAAAATAATCTTCATAATTACCTTCGATTTTTAATTTATTGTCTTCTATAACAAAATCTGTTATAAAATTCAATGGTTCAACATTCCCGACATTATAAAAATGTCCGTCATTGCCAATAGAAATAAGACTGTTTTTTCTAAGTGCGGACCAATCAGACTCAGTATGGCTAATTATATAATTAGTGTCCTTTTCGCATTAATTGTAAAGCCGAAATTTTTCATATATTTTGATCCTTATTCCTTAATTATTTACACTAGTTTGACAGAACACCAATAAACAATGATACAGTGGGCGAAGACGATGATCCATTCAAAGTAAAAATTATTTTACTCCTGTCTCTACTAATTATTTTAAAATAGAGGAATATTAGTATTATTACCTACGCTAGAAGTGATACTATGGTGTATAGCATAAGAATCTGTCTTTAATGGCGTCGTAAATGTCAATTGATAGGCAAGACCAAGATATCCCGGAGGATTAGCAATGATAGGAATTTCTTTGACATTATACGAAATATCATAATTTAAATTTGAATAATCAAATTGAGATATTGTTGCTTCTGCCCAAGCTTTATATGAAGCCGCTAATGATACTTTTGGTATTATTTTTATTGGATTACAAAATCCTAATCCCGTGGTTATGTAATTGTTAATATTTTTTATTAATACCAATATCAAAATCATCGAATGGAGCTATAGCTAAATATTGTTGTTCGACATTAGTTAAATTAGCTGGATAAATAATTGGATTATCTGCCGAAGTAATTTGAGCGGTCTTGATATCCGCTCTTATCGTAGGAGGCAAAACATCTGTTTGCGTAAAATTTTGATTAGAATAATATAATGTTGCTCCAGCAATATCGTCTCCAAAAAATTGGTCGAAATCAACAGTATCTCCAGAATTAGTAAAGAATATTTTTATTTCTCCGTCTGGAGTTATCCATTGTTGAGTTGCTTTGCCTGTGGAATAGAACGGCGCAGTATCACCGACAAGAATACTATCTGGCGTTCCTGTATATAAACAAACTGATTGAGGTTTAGGATTATTCGCATATAAAATATCATAGCCGTTAGTATTGCTATAATTAGAGGGGCTAGTATCATCTATCCCCAATATACTAAAATGTCCGCCCGCCGAACTATTTCTGTTGATATCCATCGCTTCTACAACTACATCAAAATCTCTAAATGGCCCGCGTTTATTTTGCGTAGAAATAGCATTATAATTGCCACTAAATCCAAAAGTATATATTAAACTAGAAGAAGTATAACCCGTTTCTTGGAAATATATTTCTTTATCAGGAGTATTACTAGTTGAAGGTTTCCTAAAAGAAATTCTATATGACAAATCGCTAGGTATGTTAGTCAAATTTCCTAATCCAACTTGCCAAGTGAATTTTGGATCACTGGTATCATAAATAGTAGTATCTCTAACGCCAGCATTATTATTTAATAAAGTGCCGGTATATAATTGTAAAGAACTAATTACAATATCTTGTAAGGGATTGACGCCCAAAATAGGAATAGAACCATTAGCCGAAGAAGACGATAATGCTCCATTAGTTCCTATAGAATAAACTCTAAAATAATAAGTTCCGTTTTGAGAAGGCAAATATGTGCCATTTTTTGTTTCGACTGGCAATTCAGCCGCAATATAGTTAATATTATTTAAATCGGCGGCTGTTAAATCCGAATCTCTTTTAACATATACTCTATATCCTCTAATATTTGTAGTGCTAGAAATAGAAAAATCATATTCAATTAAAGAAGAATGGATTGTAGGTTTAGTTTCTTTTAAATTTAAACCATTCGGAGAAGCGAAAACTAATGCTTGCCCATAGACAGAATCGGTTAAAACTAAATCCAGACTCTACTTGTAAAAATTTATTTACTTCATATTGAAGGCCGTCAATCTCATAAATGTGACTATCATTTTCTTTAATATTAATAACTCTATATGTGTCCCATTCATTATTGCCAATATTACCATATATATTTGCGCCGGTTGCTTCTACCATCCACACATAATTACCAGAAACATCATAATTAATATAATCTAAAGTTTGATTAACTATTATGTTAGTCCGGCCAGAAATTGTTGACGTATTTGTGGTATTAAAAGTTAAATGTTGAAGATTTGATCTTCTAAAACCAGAAGCAAATCCAGAACTATTTAGGCCTTCATCTGAAGTAATTTGAGATGGATCGTAATAAAAAGTGGGAGTCAATAATGATAATCTATATGAAGTTTGAGCATTTAGACCTGTTATTTCAGAATCTAAAGTTAAATTAGATGAGGTTGGAGAAACGACAATATCATATAATCTGCCGCCCAATCTCTGAGTTTTCCTATTAGCGTCATATATTTGGAATACATCACCCGGTCTTAGGAAACCGGCTACATCTAAACCGGCCTTAAAATTAATTGATTCTGTTTCTAATGATTCGGTCAACAATGCCCAACGGCCTAATCTAATTGCTTGTCCACGACTTGAACAACCAAAGGCCGGAACTTCTACTTCTCTTAAGCCATATTTTCTAATAGCATCAATATCTTCGACATATTCAAGTGTTGGTTTATATAGATTTTTCTTATCATTATATCTGACAACTGCTATTGTATGACGGGCTTTTTTAGCACTAGAACTATAATTGAAATCGCCGTCTAATACATTAGCATTAGTGAATTGATATATAGGAGGTTTTTCGGCGTCTTGAACAGTATAAATTTGACCAGCGGAATAATATGTAATTCCTCTAAAAATACTAGCCATAGAATTAATCATTTTATATGCTTCTTCTTGACTAGTAATATAAGTATTACAAGTAAATCTAGGTTCTAATCCACCATAACCATCAGATACCAAAGTATCACAATATTTACTTATTTCATATAGAGAAAATTTATCTATAAAATTTTCGTCAATATAATTTCCTAATCCATATCTTTTATTTGAAAGTAAATCATAATAACACCAAGCTGGATTATCTGACCATTCTTTTTGTATTTTACCAAGGTCTGGGCCTGTTAGATATTCTTTAAATGAGCCGTCCCAAGGGCCAGTGCTCTCATCATAAGTTTTATAAATAGGATTATAATTATTAGGAATTTTAACTTTTAATCCCTGAGATAAATATGTTCTCGCTGGGATATTAGAAAAATATTGAGCGTCGAATAAAGAAGAAACAATGGCCGTATTGGGATAGATAAATTTAGAACCATATATTTCTGTCAAACTATCAATAAATGTTTGATTTCTAATTAAAACTGTAGTAGAATCTGAAGTTGATCTAACGACTTTTATTTCCCATCCTAAGAATGTATCATCATTTGAATAGTTAGTATTAAAATCAATACGGCTGGTTCTAATGTATCCATTAGTGACTTTGCCTGTAATAGTCTCTTGTTTTCCGATTGTATAGGTGTTTACAGTTCTATTATTAAATAGGGGTTTATAATATATAATATAACTAACCGTAGAATCATAAATATCGCCCTGAGAATTCTGTTCGGCAAGTTGATTAATTCTTATATTTACTTCCGAACCAATACAATCTTTATCTGTTATTCTATAGATTTTTGAAAAATTTTCTCCGCCGCCGTATAGTCTTTCTGAAATGATTCTAGTAACGGTTAATTCGTCTAAAATGCTATCAGATACATTAGTACCATTAGGACCTCCCTTAGCAAAATTCAAATTAATTTGTTGGAAATTATATTGGCCGGTTTTATCTACAACGGGAGTATCATTCCAAAACACAGATTGTAACCATCTAGTTTGAGTGCCGATAGCTACATTATTAGTATTAAAAACTACACCACTCCAACCTATTTGTCCGATAATACCAGTATAAAGATATTCGCCGGTAACTAATCCTTGAATTTCTCCTTCGGATAATATATCTAAGGTTTCTATTTGAGTTTTAGATAACTTTCTAGTTGTATCTGTGCCTGTTATGACACCTTCTGGGCCTTCAACCGGAGTATGAGTCGAACTTCCTCCTCCTTTATAACCGGCTATTATAATTCTGTTTTCTTCGTTCATGTTATTCTAGCCGTATCATCAGCATTAAAATATTCGACATCATAAGAAGCTGAAATAACCGAAGAACCTATCATCCCCATACCATATTGAACAGGAACGGGCCCGCCTTCGTTAATTGTATTGACAGGACCACCAAAGAGATAAGAAGTCTTTTGACGTTGAGTAAATTCTTGAAGTTCTGGGCCTTTAGATAAGAGATTAATAACGCCAGCGGCAATTAGACCTATACCGGCAATAATTAAAGGAACACCTAATCCTCCTCCGGCTACAGCGACCACTATTCCGACAATTACTAAAACAACGCCTAATATAATAGCTCCAATACTAGCTCCGTTCCCGCCCGCACCTTCGAGGACAGGCACTATATCTATTGTTTTTAATCCATGAACTTGAGCGCATAACTCGCTGTTCGCTATACTTTCTGGATCATTTAATGTCGGAGTTTTTTCACATAAGAAATCCCGACCATTAATTAAAACACGATATTTAATACCCTTGTCATCATTTTCTTTTAAAAATTTGTATAGTTTTCTTTTACTTAAAACTTCAATTGCGTTCAATGCTTGGCCGACACTATTAATAGCAAGATTCCATGTTTTATATTTGACATGCTCGCCCAAACAGCCTAATAAATTAACTTTTACTAAATTTTGTTTCACAATAATAATTTATGTCTAAATATATGAGTTGTTAATCTATCGAAAGCCGCTCGATAGGATTCTATACAAGAAAACTCTCTCATGTTATGCAATACTTGTTTATTTTTAAGATATATAAGTAAAGAAAACGATTCTTTTAAAAATCTTTTTTTATTTTCTAGCAAAAACACTTCTTGTTCTCTTGTAGAAGGTAATTTAATTTGAATTATGTCGTGTACACTTGGTTTATCTACTTGAATAAAATTATTTGCAAAAAAATAATTCGTTATTATCTCAGAACATTCGTTATAAGAAATTACAGAAGTATCTGCGTCCATATATGTTTCTGGAGATAATTGAAAAGGAGTAGAAAATTCGGATAATATAATATTTAATTCCCTACGATAATAATCTCTAATTAAAGGCAAGCAAAACATTTGTCCATTAATAATAAAAGGTCGCCCCTGATAAGGTATTTCCATACCATTTGGTTTATATTCTTTAAAATTATCCGAATCTACTATATACAAAATACATATTTTATTTAATTTTTCACTAAAAGCTATATCAGCGATACTAAATTCGGGATAATCTTTATGACTATGATAAACACCAATAATATGTTTTAAGCCATATTTATTTATATCTCCGTGGCCTATAATAAAACTTTTCTCTGGTGTGCTAGATATATTTTTACAGGAAATAGTATTTCCATTATCTAATATAAATCCACAACACTCGTTGGGATAAACCTTTTGAGCTTCTTTTTTTATAAAATCTTTTATTTCTGGGGTTAACATAACTCCTTATGGCGAATTCTAATATAAGTATTTTCTTTATATAAATTACTATATTGCTCTACTGTAGAATATGAATTTAACTTTTGGTGAAGCACTTGATTATTTTCAAGATAAATCATTAGGTGTGCGGGAGCGCTTGTACTATTTTTAGATATAATTATATCTCCATGTTTTAAATTTTCTTGCACATGCAATTCTTTGAATCCGAAATTTGGTATATTATCAATAATTTCACGGGGGTTAACTCTTATCCAATGTTCATCTCTAAATTTATTAGGTAATTTAATGTCAAATTCATTAGAATAAAAATCTTGGACTAAACTTAAACAATCGCTTTCATTATATGAAAAACGGCGACCAATGTATTGAGAATACACATCTTTATCGTTAAAGATTTTGAATTCGTCGTTTGGGAGATAGTATAATACTAATGGTAATTTATGATTAATGCTATTTAATTTATCTAATAGAGTAAATTCGTTGGGTTGTTCTTTGAGACAATGGGAGTGATAAAATCCAACAATTTTACTATTTTCGCTTGCATTAATATAATCATACGGAGAAACAGAAAAATTATTTATCTTATCATCGGCCATGTTTTTACATGGGTACGGATGGACATAATTTCCACTTTCAACTAATAGACCGCAACATTCATTTGGATTATCAGTAAGAGCATGGTTTTTAATTAAATTAAATGTTTTTTTAGATAAGTTAAGCATTATTTCCTCTCAATCTTTCTACACCCGGAAAACCTCCGAACGGCAAATGGCCTTTAGTTAATGGGGAGACATTGATATCTGTATTATCCCATCTTAATTTACAAGCATGAATACATTTGGAACATTTATCGGCTATCCAATCACTAGAGTTTGGCGGAGAACTCGTCACCCCATCTCTTTTAGACACAAAATAATATTTAATACCATGCGTCTCTATAAATACACATTGCCCTAAATTAAATGTTCCCGGATTACTAGCATAATCAATAGGCGGCAAGATAATATCTTTGCCAATTATATCTTTAATTAATTTATCTTCTTCGGTGGCTATAGGTGGGGCAAATGTTGGTAAAGTAGCAAACTCGCCATGTATTTCATCATTTCTGAAATCTTTATATTCATACAAACATCCCTCTCCTCTATAATTAAAATTACATCTTTTAGAAATTAATTGTCTTTTGGGAAGATTAACTCCTTCAACGTCTAGAATAGAGGCTAATTCATATTCTATAATAAACTTATTTTCGCGGGTTTTTCGATTAAAATACCATACTTCGTTAGGGAAAACAGAATATTCATCAGTTCTTAAATTTTCTGGTTTATTAAGAGAATCAAAATTAGAAAAAGTTAAAAAGGCGGCGAAAGTTCTATATCTAGTTAATTTGCAGCCTACTAAATCACCGAATAGTCTTAATTGGTTTTTAAGTATGGCTAACATTGGAATTCCGGTTTCATTAACCGTCATTCTTAAAACAGGCGTTGGCAATGTTCCTTGTGATGTTTTGGAAAATCCTTCGGCCTGAATCGGCGCGGCAATATATTCTTTTCCGTTAAAAGTTATTTTGGTATCTCCCAATTTTACCATATTGTGGAATCTAAAGATGCGATCTGATTCGTTTAAAACAAAGCCTCTCTCAGAGGCTACATCTGTTAAATCAATTTCAAATAAATCTACAAGAGAAGAAGGATTTAATTTAGCCGCTTCTATTTGTAAATTTTTAATTGAAATCTGGGCCTGATTAGGTGTCATATTATGCTACTGTTTCTTGAAATTGGCAATCAATTGTATTATTATTTTGGAATACTATATTATGTCTCCATTGAGCACAAACAAATAATTTATTAATATTAAATGGTGGAGGCGGCATGAAAATAAAAGATTGATGACCGGCGCGAGTGTTTAAAAAATGTAAAATTGCTCTGGTTTCAGCATCAGTTCTTTTATCGAACGTTAAATTAAAAGGTAACAGGATGTTGTTTATCCCATCGGGCGAACGTTGGACAAATCCATCACCAAATCTTACTTCTTTAATAGAAGGTTTAACTTCAATATTTGAATTATAACTGGGAATCCATATAAACTTTGGTTTTACTTTGCCATTATAAGTAGAAATTCCTCCAGAAAACGCCGAATTAAAGGTCAAACCACTATTATGTTTTGATAGGCTATAATAGTATTTTTGACTATATCTTGGATATTCATAAATATCCCATAGATTATATTGAGTATTAGCCACCCAATAAGAAACGTCATATATACTTAATCCTGCCATTTTATTCCTTTCGCCTTATATTTTAGATATATTACACTTAAAGCAATACTATAAAATAGTGTAAATATATAAAGAAAATAATAATTTCATGGCACAAGGATTAAGCAGAAATCGGAGGGAGTTTAGCAGGTTCTTTTTTCAAGGAGCTGAATTATCTGGTTTACAGTCCGCCAATTTGCAATTTGCCGAAAATTTAAATCCAATTTCTCATTTGGGATTAAGCAATACTCAGGTATTTCCTGTCGGCCCGAGAAAAGGTTCGGTTTCATTAAGTTTTATTCCTTTACACGCCGACCCTTTCATAAATTATGTAACAGGAAATTCTGGTATAAACGGCTATTTACTTGGAAATCAATTAGATACGGGCAATTGTTATGGATTTCAGTCGGGTTATATTACTTCTTATAATCATCAATGCAGTGTTGGCAATTTGCCCGAAATTAATCTTCAAATTGACGTATTAAATAATATAGGTAGATTAAGCGGAAATAATCTTGATATTATTAGAGATTTTAATTTAATTACAGGTAATACTGGCATTGGCGTTCATAAAATAGCAACATTTTCAAGTATAGATTTAAGTTTAGATCAATTTGAAACCAATAGAGTCCAAAGTTATTCTTTAGATATTCAAGTGAATAGGAATCCTGTATATCCTCTAGGAGAGTCTGTTCCAAGTGCAGTTAATATAATGTATCCCATTGAATTAATATTTAATGCTAACATAGATGTTGATGATTATGTCGCCGGAGATTTACAAACTTATCCTTGCAAATCTCGCGTTAATAACCTTACTTTATCGTTAAAGGATCATCAGACCTATGAGGAATATATTAGGTATTCATTTGATAATTTGATTTTGGTGGGTCAAAATTATGTTACTAATATAGATGGAAATGTTAGTCTAAATTTACAATATAAAACATACTTAAATGCGCCATCCGGCGTAACTTTACCAGCATTAGAAAGTTGTATTAGTGGGATTAATGATACCGATTGTGAAGATTGCGTTACGGTTACTGACCGTCCTTTAACTTGTCCAAGCGGTAATTGCATTTATAATAGTGGAACTACTTTTAGTTGTACGGGATTAATATTTGGCGGAGTTTCTTATCCTACAAATGACCGGGTTGTTACTTATTATCATCATATTATTGCAGATGGGATAGATTATGGAACTTTGGGTTTTGGATATCATGATGCCCAAATTTCTAATTATAATTTAATAAATTGTAGCGGTGTAGATACGTGTTACCAAATAATTCCGGCTATTTTTGAAAGTATTAATTGGAATTTTGATTATATAGAAGTTGACCCGCCACTTGGTACTGTATTTTATCCGGGTATTACAAGATTAGATGTTTTACCAAGTAATGCTGATTGTGCTAATAATTGTCATACTTTTCCGTTTACAGTAACGATGCCAGAATGCAGTTTAGATTTATGTGTTGAATTAATTGAGAATTTATATCGTAATTGTCCTACAACAACCACGACTACTACAACTTCTACAACGACGACAACCACGACTACAACAACGACGACCACCACTACGACCACCACAACGACGACTACCACCACAACGACGACTACGACGACAACCACGACGACAACCACGACGACAACAACTACGACAACAACTACGACAACCCCAACGACGTTACCTCCATGCGATCTGGGTTTATGTAATAATCTGGATTCATACCCTTATCATATTAATGTCCCCGGGAACGATCTATGCGCTTGTTGTGATGGAGACGAAGATCCTTGTAATCCGGGAAGCGATTGTCCTACAATTATTGCTGAATGGAGTTGTTATGATATGTGTAGTACAATTCAAAGCTTGGGTCTAGGCGCGTGTGTTACAGTCTCTTCAGAAGCTTTTTATGGATGTGGAGGAACACAAATGACTCAATGTATAGGCAAATCTTTTACTATAACCGACTTAGGTTGTTTGTATGGTGTAGTAGCTGGCGCGACACAAGCTACACAAATATGCAGAACGGCATAAATTTAAATGTTATCTATAATTATTACATCTTTAAATGAAAATAATTTTATTCTAAATAAAACAATTCAATCTATTATAGATACTTCTCCCAAAAATATAGAAATTATAGTAATTGATGATTGCTCTGATAACCATGTCGGACTTGAGAGTAAAAAGGTTATATTAGAAAGAAATCAATTTAGAATGGGCGTTGCCCAATCCAGACATTTTGGAGCTTCTATAGCAACAAATAAGTGGTTATTATTTACAGATTCTCATATGAAATTTGCGCCGAAATGGTATGATAATTTCATTGAATATCAAAAAACTTCAATTCCAAAAACTATTTATAATGGGTGTTGTTTAGGTTTGTGGGAGGGAGATAATATTGATTGGGATAATATAAATTTAGATAAATTACCTCATTATTATGGAGCTAAATTAGAATTATATAATAAACAAGATAATAAAATATTAGAAGGAAAATGGTTAAATTTAAAAGAAAATAAAGATAAAGACAACTATGAAATATCTTGTTTAATGGGCGCGATTTATTTTATACAGAAAAAATTCTTTTTTGAGATTAGGGGATTACAAGATCTAAAAGGATGGGGTTCAGATGAACCATTATTGTCTCTTAAGACACTTCTTTCCGGCGGAGAAATCAGACAATTAAAAAATGTGAGAGCGGCTCATTTATTTAGGAAGACCGCCCCATATAGTACTCCAAATAAACACATGATTTACAATAAAATTAGAATGGCGCAAACATTATTGCCAGAAGATTTAGGAAGATTGTTAATTTCTAAACTACCCCAGACAGTAGAGTTTTTTGAAGCGTTCCAATTAATAAATCAAGAAAATAAAATAATAGAAGAATATAAAAAATATTATAAATCAATATTTATTAAAGATATTGAATATATAAATCAAAAATTTAATATAGGAATAACAAATGAATAATCCTCTAGTTACTATAATAATTTTAACATTTGCTAGAATAAAAAATCTAGAAGAAGCTATATTTTCCGCATTAAATCAAAACTATGATAATTATAATATTTTTGTTTTAAATCAATGCGAACAACAAAAACTATATATAAATCATAATAAAGTAAAGATTATCAATGTAGAAAAGACATTTGATACTATGAGTAAGGCATGGAATGAATTAATAAAAAACGCGAATGGAGAAATGATTTCCATGATGGCTGATGATGATCTAATAATGCCTTGGCATATTAAAGAACACGTAGAGAATATATTACAAAATAATTTAGAAGCATCAATTTTAGAAAAATGTATTTTTTGGGAGCGCAGAATAAATAAAACTTCTATAGCTTTTAACGCTGCGAATATAATGTGGAAAAAATTATCATCTATTAAATTTGATGAAAATTTAAAAATTGGAGAAGACCAATTATTTTTAAGTTTATTAAAACAACATAAATATAAAATATTAAATAATAATCCAAGTTTCGTATATTGTTGGGATAATGGAACGTACCATGTCTCTGGCAATCCAAATGATATAGGAGGATTTTATAGAGATGTTTTATATAGATTAGATAATAAAATAGAACCTAGTGGAAATATTGAAATTGTCCCCAAATTAAAAGAAGACGCCAGAATTTTATTAAAAGTATAAATAATTTATATGTTACAACAATATGTGGCCACCGGCGTATGCGTAAATGATTGTCAAAATGGTTTGCAAAACCCAATTACAGGCGTTTATGTATATACCGGCTTCTTAGACCAATGCGAAACTGAAGGCAAAGCATATTGGTTAGCTTGTGAAAACGCCAGTTATTTAAGATCTTTGTCGCCGTGTTTGTCGGAACCAACTACCACAACCACAACGACATCATCTACTACAACTCCAATGCCCGATACTGATTTATTAGCGTCCGGCGATAGCTTTTATGATTGGACAGGAAATTTTAACGGCGTTTCTAATTCCTATTATGATATAGTTTCTTGGGGGCAAACAGAGGGATATTTATCAGGCAATACTTATGGTTCAAACCGATATTTTTCTTATCTATCTGCTAATGATGTGGGCGGTTATGGAGTAGTTTTAGCAGTTATAAAAGGAAGCGGAGTCACAGGATTTGGTAATAATACTTATAATCAATTAGATATACCGGCGGGTCTTACTAACGTAAAACAAGTATCGGTCGGATACGACCATGTATTAGCGTTAAGAGAAAATGGCACTATTACTGGTTGGGGGCGTGATAATTGGGGAGCATTAAATTTTAATTCTAGATTGAATGGTATTAATGTAAGAAAAGTTTGTGCGGGCGTGGGAGGTTCGGTCTTTTTAATAGATAGTGGAATTATAACTGGCACAAGTATAGTCGGCGGCGGACAATCTATTGTTTATCCTAATATAACCGGATTTATCAATATTGACCATTATATGTCTCATATTTTAGCTTTAAATGCTAATGGGATATTAACTGGAATCGGTGCAAACGTATTTGGGGAATCAAACACTAGAGATTTAAATGGAGTTTCTAAACTTTCGGCTGGATTTTCGACTAGTATGGCGGTTTATAACGATGGATATGTCACTGGTTATGGAACTCCACAAGCATTAGATAATACACCGAATATTTTAAATAGTGGCATTGATGTTCAATTAAGAGGCCATATAGGTACAATTTTAAAAAGAAATCAAGATATAGAACAGTGGATTGATCCTTGGATTTCAGAATTGCCAGATATTGATGAACCGGATTATTTAGATAATAATATTGTCGCTATTAGTCAAGGATTGCATTTTACAGCCGCAATTTTTAAAAGATTAACTGATGTTGTTTTACCTTCTGCAACTGGATATAATTGTTTATGGAAAGTTACTTATGTGGGAGGTATGGAAAGCTATGGAGGTATTTCATTAAATACTTTATATCCGCCGTCTGGATTAGTAGTACAATCTTGCGATGGTTATAGTTTTTATTTACCGTTAATTACAGGCGCCGGACAAACATATACACAAACCCAAGTTACTAATTGTAATGTTTACGCTGGTACTCATCAAATTGATTTTGAATCTATTTGTTCGGGATATAAATTATTAAACATCAATTATACAATAACTGGATACGCGCCAAAAACTGGTTTTGCGGCAATAGGAATAACTACGGGAGATTATTGGAATCCAATGTTAACCGGCGATTTGAGAAATAAAACTTTACTTTACGCTGATAGGAGCATTTCTCCAGTTTCGGGCGGATATTTAAAGTTATTTAGTGGCCGAAGTGGAAGTTTTACTCATACCGATAACATGTATTCCAGTTTTATATCTGGTAGTGGCTCTAATCCAATTAATGTTTCGTTTGACCATTTTGAAACGGGCAATTATATTGGATATTTTTATGCACACGGGCCTTTATCTGGTAATAAAAGCACTATATTGGTTGGCAAAAATGGAGCGGTTATTTTAAATGATAGCACTACAACTGGAACTAATTATAATTCAACTACTTTCACGGAAGGCATTCAATATTTAACAGTTCCATTTACTATCACAAGCTCTAGTGATTATATTTACTTATATGTGAATTATTTTCTAAATGGAATACAGTTTATTAAGTTATAATAGTGTAATTTATAATTAAAGGTTATAAGGTGATTTACAATTTTGATAATATAGATGTGGCGATTAATCATAGTGGTATTATTTCCACTAATGCTTCGATTAATACCACGAATTCTATAGAACCAGCTTATGTTTTGGGATATTCAAAACCAATAAATCAATTACCATTTGGCCCAATAAAAACTACTTTAAATTCTAGTTACATACCAGTAATTGACCAAGAACCAAATTATGCGGAAGTTAATAGAATTAAATCTTTGATTAATGATTCTGGGTTTTCTGGAATTAATATAGAATTTGCCGGATTACATCATGATTGTTGGTATTTAGATGGATATAGTTTAAAAGTACAGCCTAATAATTTAGTAGAGGCCGGAATTTCATATTCGACATTTTGGGAATTATGTGGAACTTTAAGAGAAAAAAGCAATAGAATTAATTATTTAGATGAAGGGTCGTTAATTCACTCATGGGCGGCACAATTATCAGGGATTGGGGATATTTATGATTTTAGTTATGATTTTAAAGTTAATTGGCAGCCAGTTTATATTATTGGTCGCCGTTCGCCAATTGAAGTAAAATTATTAAGTGCCGCCGAAACAATTTCATTTAATATTGATTCTTATAGAAGAAATTTGTTTACGGGCGAAAATGTCGTTCCTAATATTTTCAACGAGAATAATGGAAATTTATATTTCCAAAATTTATCTATTATTTGTAATGATGGGTGTACGGGTTCTAATTATTTAACTTTAAATGTTAGTGGATTTAAGATAAAAAACATTAGCCCGGCGGTACAAGTAGGAGAAGTTCTAAGAACAAGTTATGTAGCTAATAGATATTACTAATGTCATTTTTCACATATAAAAATACAAAATTACTGTTAAATGGTATTCCATACTATGCCAATAACGCTTCTTTATCCGAGATTGGGGCGATAGAACCATCTTATATCATTGATAATAAAAATAGTAACAATTATGTAGCTGAAAATGGTATCGGAGGTTCGTTACGTTTTTCATATCTTTTGACCGGCCAAGATAGTTTGGTTGATAATATTAGTTCGGAAGATTCAATAATTAGCGGTAATTTTGGTGGTTTATATTTCCAAAGTGGTTATTTAAGGTCTTATGGATTTACATTAGAACCTAACAATCCGGTGACGGTTAACGCCGAAATTGTATTCTTTGACTCTATAAGTGGAAATTTCTCTCCTAATTATGAAATTGCGCCAGAATTATTATGTCTAAATGTCGCAAATGCAACGGTTTATGATGCTCCGGGTAACTCGGTGGGGACAATAAATAACGTAACAAATTTAAATTACAGTTACAATATTGATATCCACCCCCAATATAATATCGGCCAAACTATACCAGAAAGAGTTGTTTTCGGCCAAAAAGAGGTTAATGTTGATATTACTTCTGATAAAACTAATGCATTTTTACCAGTATCCGGCCAAACGATATCATTAAGAGCTAAATTAACTCATCCAGTAGATTCTACTATATCACAAAATTTTGACTGTAAGGGTATCCTATTCCAAAAAGAATTTAATGTCGGCGCAAATAATATATTAGTTAATAAAATTTCAATCCGACAAAATAATTTGGCCGATTTTAATTTACCCACGACTCAAAATGTCAATACTCCGAAAGTTTATTATTTATCTCCTAATACTGGATATGATGGAACTTCAGTTAATATTTATGGGAAAAATTTAAATGATGTTGATTATGTTTCTTTCGGCGGAAATGTTTTTGATTATAATTTCCAAGTAATAAATGATACTCAATTAGTGGCGGCGGTTCCACCAGAAGCGATAGGTGGTGAGATTACTTTATATTCTAAGGGAGGTAGTACAATATCTAGGGATAAATTTTATGTTGGCGGAAAAGAAATTGTAATTGATGATCTAATTGCTGTATCAGGATTAGTTAATTCTAGTATTTTAATTTCAGGTGACAATTTTTATGAAATATCAAGAGTTCTTTTCAATAACAATCAAACCGGAATATTTAATGTAATTAATAAAAATCTTATATCGGCAATTATACCAAACAATGCTGCTTGGGGATTTGTTGATGTTATTTCTGATATATTTAATTTAAGTGGTAGGTCGGTTGAAAAATTTGTTCCGTTTCCTAATTTAGTCGGGTTTTCTCCCATGAGTGGGTTCACAGGGGATTATATAACAATTTCTGGGACAGCATTTTCTGGAATGTCAGGAGTATTTTTTAATAATTTAAGTGGTATAGATTTTACAGTTATTAATAATACGGGAATTTCTGTTAGAGTACCATCTGGAAATACAAGAGGGATTAATAAGATTATCAGGACAATCTGGTATTACAACTTTATCCGAACAAGAATTTTTTCCTTATGCTATTGTCACAGGAGTACAGTTAGGGAGTGGACGCACAGGTGTTTTAATTGAAGTTTCTGGTAAAAATTTTATTCCAGAAATTTTATATAATTTTGGCGCTGATAAATATGCCGTTGGTTTCGCAGGAAATGTCACTGGATATTTTAGAAGATTAAGCAATATATCATTAACTGGAGCAGTCCCAAGTGGAGCAAAAGCGGTATTATTAATGTATATTCTCAAGACGGAGAGGCTTTCCCATCAAATATTACTTTTATAGTAAGGGATAATCCACCTACTTTAAATTATTTTTCTCCTATTTCTGGAAAAAGACAAGATTATGTTTCGGTTATTGGAGAAAATTTTACTAATTTATATAATGTAACTATTACTGGTGCGGTTAACGGAATTTTAACTGGGTCTAATTTAGGAACTAACTTTAATGTGGCTTCAACCGAAGATTATTTAAACTTTCAAATTCCAAGTAATTTAACCGGCGGAGGGTATAGTATTAGAGTAAGCGGATTAGAAGGAGCTATTACAGGTAGTAATTTATATGTTTTAGAAAATCCTTATGTTAGTGGTTTTTATCCTTTATCTGGAGGTGTAGGACAAACTTTAACGTTAACCGGCCTTAATATATATCCGAGTTTAACACAAATTTTTATAGACAGTACTGGAATCTCTGCAAATATAAATACTGGTTCTTGGGACTATAATAATAATACGATAAGTTTTACTATCCCAAATATAAGTAGCGGGCTGCATAATATTATAGTTTATAACAGCGTCTCTTCAGGTTCGGGGTCGTTTCTATTTAAATTTATTCCATCACCACAACCAACCGGATTTGTTCCTTCTAGTGGTGCATGGGGAGATTTCATATCTTTAAGTGGTTTTTATTTTGATGTAGTCACTTCATTATCAGTATCGAATATAAATATTACTAACTATTCTATAGTGGGGGCTACCGGAATTACTTTCCAAATTCCTACAGGAACTTCTACTGATTATATTATAATTTCAAATTCGGGCGGATACAATTTTACTCAAAATCAATTAATTATTGTACCTCCAATCCCAATTTTCAGTGGCTTTATAGCGCAAGAAACATATTTCGGAAGCGGGGTCATTATATCAGGGAGATATTTAAGTACCATCAGCGAAATTCAATTTACTGGTGGAACTGGTTATATTTCTATATCAAATTTTTCAGGAATTAATGATACTGGAATTAATTTTATATTACCCGGTGGAATAAGTGGAGGATATTTTAGATTAGCTGGTCCAAGGGGATATTCTTATTCTCCATATACTTTAAATTTAATTAATATTCCGATTATTGGATTAAAAAATATACAAACCGGAGTTTCAAAGATAGTGTTTTCATTTCTGGTAGTGGATTAAGTGGCTCAAGGCCGTATATTAAATCATTAATAGATAGTCTAGTTATTTGTGATAATATCTCTAGGATAGGAGATACTGGATTATATTTCAATATACCAAGTGGAATAATTAGTAATCCAATTATAGTCAAAGGTAGAAATGACGTTCTTGTTACTGATACTGGAAATTTAATTATATTACCTACTATATCTGGATTTAGTGGTTCTTTATCATATGCGAGCGGAGGATATATTAATATTACTGGTATTAATTATAATACAGCTAATATTATAACTAAATTAGGTATAAGCGGAAATAATAGTTTTTATTATAATATAGCTAATTCAAATGAATTTTCTGGGATATATAAAACCGGCCATTCTTTAATTAGTATTAGATTAAATCAAAATTTTGCTGGCTCGGGGAAAATATTCCTTATTTCGGAGAATGATACAACTTTAGATTTTAATAGTTTTACGGGAAGTGTTAGTTATAATAAAATTAATAGCATAGCTTTAAATACAGGAATTACCGTTTCTCAGCCCACCCCAACCATAACTTATTTTGCCCCAAGTGGCGCAAGCCCTAGCGGAAGTTTGTTGGTGAGTGGAACTAACCTTTTTTCTACTTTAAATGTTATATTTAATGTGGGAGCTAACAATGGGCTTGGAACAATTATATCTACGGGAAATTCCCAATTAAGAGTAATACCACCGTTTATGGCGACCGGAACTGGATTTTTTTATGTGGCGACTCCATTCGGAACAACATCAAGTGGATTCTTTAGAGTATTAAGTCCGTTAATTATATCTGGATATACGGCAACTTCGGTTTTTACAGGAGAATCTATTAGAATATCTGGTTCTTCTTTCTTATCCGTGACTGGTGTAAATATAGGAGGAATTAACGCTAATTTTAGTAAAATTAACGAATTAGGCACGACTATTATTACAGGAGTTGTCCCTGATAATTCCGGGTGTTGCGGTTCTATAGTTTTAGTATGTTTAGTAAATGAAAGTGAAAGTTATTGTTTATAAAGGATTAAGTTTAAATGCCATTGACAATTAAACCAAATTTTTTGCACACTAGTTTTAGTGGATTTATAGTTAATTATATTTCTGGACTATCTGGTGTTGCTGGGGCATCGGGGGCGACATATAATCCACCATTTTACGATATTAGGGATTTACGCTTCTCTTAACACGGCTGTTTCTACAATAGGAAATAGATCGGGGACTTTAGTGGTTTCTACTTCTGGAAATATATCTTCTTCCGTAACTGTACCATATAGTATTGATTTGTTGTTTACTAATTCTGGTTTATTTAATATAAATAGTGGAATAACCCTTGGAATTCAGGGAAATATTATAGCCCCCAATAGACAAATTTTCGCAAATATCCATACAGGACTTAATAAAGGAATTATAAGTTTTTTCGGTAATAGGTCTGTAGAAAAGTATATGTTACCTTGGTTTGGGCCTTGTAACGATAAGACATTAGATGCCCAGCCAGTAATTCAAGAAGCTTTAAATATATTAGAAACGAATCAAACACTATATGCGCCATTAAATCAAAAATATCGTCTTGATAATAAATTATTTTTATCTGGAAAATTTGGATTGGGCTTGATAACAGAAGAACCAAGATATGGTATAAGTCATCCAAACTTTCAAAGTAGCACTTTCTATTGGTATGGGAAATCTGGCGGAGTCATGTTGGATATGAATGTTTGTGAGTACTCCGAAATTAAAGGATGGATATGGGATTGTAGCCCTAGTGGGGCTTTTACCGGAATTAATATAGATGGACAAAATGCTCCAACTATTTCTACGGCAAACAAAATTATAAATAATAGAATTATAGGTCCCGGCGTTACTGGATTATATAAATTTATGGGTATTTCTATTGCGGCAAATTCATCTAGTAATAATGAATTTATGGAAATAATTCATACCAATATAACCAATTCTCCCGGAGGAAGTGGTTATGGATATGGATTATATTTTGGTCCAAATACTAATGCACATGGGCATTTAATTGAAAATAGTGATTTTTATTATTTAGACCACGGTATTCATGCGGAAAGTGCCGGATTTGTAATGGAAGGAATAAATAATTTTGGAGCTAGTCAGATAAATATCATAGTTGGAACTAGAGCTTACCCAACTATTATAAGGGGAGCAGACACAGAAGATTCTCAAATATTTTGTTATGTTAGTGGAGGGGGAGATCCATTAATTATTGAATCATGCCGTATTGGAGAAGCTGATACTTGTGTAATGAGATATAGTCCGGTGGGTGGAGCGGTTGAGTTTTGTAACAATAGGATATCTTTCGCTCCTATTATTCATGATGCTACAAATTGTTCGACATTAAATTTAATTTCTTCTAATAATACATTAGGGGGCATATCTCATGAATCAACTGGTGAATTTTATCATTTTGGTTCTGATTGTTTATATACTTCGACAGATCAGGGATTTATTAATGCCCATGTAAAGTTATTATCTGGATCAAGATTTTATCCATCATTACAATTTACATCTGGTGTCTTAGTAAATCCATCATTTATACAATCTGGTGTTGTCGAATGGGATGGAACTAAATTATATATCACACAATTTCCCGGCCCAAGTAGAGAAGCTTTTGTTACTACATTAAATGATAATAGCAAAATACTGGGATTAGATTTGGCATATGATAATTCTTTTAATTTCAACTTTAATTATGGAACTTCTGGATTTTATAAAGATTTGGTTGCTTTAAATGGCGCGATTTCAACACCATCTGGAAACAGAAGCGATTTTGCTGCTGAATTAATGATTGTTGAAGATCAAGGCAATAATGTAGAAAAATATATTATTGTAGGCGGATATGATGATGCCGGATCTTCTACAAATGTTAGACTTCTGCCAATTTATAGTACTTTATATAGAAGTTCGTCCGATATTAACACAGGATCATTTAATGGAGGAGGATTGCATGATTTATTAATGATATATGATACTGGATTAAGTAAACCAAGATTAAGGTTTCGTTCAATTGGTTCTGGGGATACTGTAGGAACAATATTTAAATGTCATATCAGAACATTTAATCAGCCGGTTCATTTTATATATCCAAGTACCGCTACTGGTATTGATAATACGGTTTATCCAATATATAGCAATACATTATTAACTCAAGGAGATAGTAAAGTCGGAGTTGGAATTAGATTCCCAAGATATGAATTAGATGTTATTGGAGAAGGAAGATTTTCAAATGGATTGTTTGTTAGCGGACAATCTGTAAGTACTGGTAATTTAGTATCTACTGGACAAAATTTACAAAGTTCTATTAATTCATTAAGTGGATATGTAAATAATATTTCAAGAGTTAGTGCTATTAGTGTGACCGGGCACGCTTCTCAAACCGGAAGTATTAATTTTTCTGGATTAGGAAGTGTTATTGTTTTAACGGGTATAAATAATTTTATTTATTTTAGTGGTAGCGCAAGTGGAGGATCAAGTGTTATAAATAATTATTCAATTAATAGTGGCTCAGGGATTTTTATTTATCGTTCTGGCATTAATACCGGAGTTTCTTCACAATTCATATTATTTCCTACTTTACTAGACACTAGGCCCAATTGTAATAGCCACATTACATAATGACTATAGTGAAAATATAGCTTTCTGCCAAATTTCAGGCGCGAATCCTAGTGGATTTTGGGCTTTATTTTCTACAGTGACGGAAGATACTGGATATTATTTAGATATATTCGCATCAAATTCTTCGCAAACCGGAATGGCAACTAATGTTATAGTAAACAATACAATAATTAGTGGCTATCCTATAAATGTTTTATTAGTGACTGGGACTGGAACTTCTAGCTATATTCCAAAATTTACTAATTCAAGTGGTTTAATTAATTCCTCTATCTATGAAACGGGTGGTTTTGTGGGTATTGGTATGACTAATTCACAAGCAATATTATCGCTTGGCGCTCAAACACAACCATTGCCCGCAAATACTTCTTTGTGGTTACAAGGAGGGAAAACTATAAGAATGGGGTCAAGCGATTCTGACGCTAATTATGGAGCGTATATTAAACCAGATTTCGGTGGGAGTAATTCTAGTTTGACTTTAGGAGTTAGAGATGCTGGAGTTGATACGGATGTGTTAAAGTTTATCAGTGGAAAAATAGGTATTCATGCTAGTCCAGATGCCTTTGCAAGAGTGACAATTGGCGGTTCTATAGCTAAAATGTTATTTTCTAGCAGCGTGGCTGGTAATTCTATTGTAATAAATTCTCCTTCTTCAACATATTTATTTGGTTTACAAGTAACTGGAGCTGGTGGACTAGCTAGATTAAGTTTAGGCAGAACCACAAGTGCTAGCAACGCTTTTTCTAACGAAGATTTAACGGTTTATGATAATGGCGATATTGGAATTAACAAAACCGTACCAGTCTCGGATTTAGATGTTGCTGGTCATATAAACGCATTTAATATTACCGGATTGCAACTTTATGGAAGTTCTACCGGACAAAATGTAACTGGATATGATATCAGGGCATTAAAAACACTTTATATTAGCGGACAAACGGTAGTAACCGGAGATATATATAATAAATTATATCAAACTGGTGTTAATTTGATGGCTTTAATTACTGCGGCTAGTACTGGAGTCTCCGCAATAAATGGCGTTAGTGGATTGGTTAGTATTGTGGGAACTGGTGATATATATGTAACCACTAATGGACAAGTAATAACCGTGTCTGGAAATTCTGGTAATTTCGCTACAAGAACAGAATTATTTAATACGGGGAGCAATATATATAATTTAATTAATACAACAACCGGATATTTAAATACAAACCCAAGCGGATTTATAACGACAGGACAAACCGGACAGTTCTATCCCGCCTCTAACCCAAATGATTATGCCACTACATTATTTGTTAATTCACAGGATAATGTTGTAAGTTTAAAAGTAGATTCTTTAAGTGGATTGATGATAAATTTTCAGTCCATAGAAGGGGAACAGAAAGTATTACAGGAGATAAATCATTTATTGATGCTGTAAGAGTCAGCGGACATTCGGTAATTACTGGTAATTACTATATGCCAACTCAAGCATACACAACAAATGGCACAATAGATATTGATTGGGAAATCGTGGAAATGTGTTTAAATATACTTTAAATGGAAATATAACTTTTACTTTTTCCAATAATAAAGATGGCCAAACTATTGTAATTGCAGTAACTAACTTTAGGCTCAGATGCTTATACCGCTACATGGCCATCAACAGTTCATTGGCCGTCTAATACTGCTCCTTACACAATCTACGGCATCAAAATTAGATGTATATTACAGCGATTTGTATTTCTACTGGTATTTATATGAACGCCGTTCAAGCGTTCTCAAACTAATTTATGTTTTTCCCTTATTCTTTTTGGACATCCTCTAACAGATTAAACGAAGGACTTTTGGCGTTTTGGACTTTTAACAACTGTTCGGATTTAGGACATGATGATCTTACTGGTCATGACCTGACAATACATGGAAGCCTAAGTTGTGCAGGTGGAAAAATAAGTAATTCACTAAGAAACGATAGTGATATATCAGCTTATGCTGATTTTACAGACGTGGAAAAAAAATTTAATTTAACTACTGATAAGACTTTTGCGTTTTGGTTAAAAGTTGATACGGCATTAGGTGGTGGTGGTTATTTTTGCGGTAAATGGTTTAATTCCCCCGGAGATAATTATATAATAAGATATGGTAGTGCTGGTTATGTTGTATTTACAATAGATATAGGCGGCACGGAATATGAAACAGCAGAATCGGGGCAAATATTATCTGATGATACATGGTTTTTTTGTGTTGGAAAACATACTTTAAGTTCTAAAAAAATATCAATACAAATTAATAATGGTGCTGTTATAGAAACAACATATACTGGGACGGCAGATGATAATGATCAAAATTTTAGAGGATTAGAAGAAGGATCACAAGGATCAAATATAGACGCTTTAGGAATATGGAATAGATTATTAACCTCCACCGAAATTACTTATTTATATAACGTTGGAAATGGGCGCGAATATCCTTTTTAAAACTCTTTTTTAATTCTACCTATCATGGAGAATATAGTAACCTTGTCAATATCTTTTAATTCTTTCCAATTAGAACTTTTATCTTTATATAATTCCTTTAATTTATCAAAGGATATATTCTTTTCCTTCATTAGTTTTTCAAGATTAAATATTGGTTGTTGGTAAAGAGATTTTGGTTGTTCTTCATTGTTCTCTTTTTCCATTCCTAATTCTTCTCTTGACACAATATTAATTTTAAGATAAAATCTTACGGCCCTACATAACGCTCTATTAGATGCGGCTTCTACTAAATAATTTTTATACCAGCTTTTTGTATTGCCTGCGTGGGCAGAGGCGCAAGAACTAAAGGTTTGTTCAAAATTTTCTTCATTAGATATAAATCTAATATTACAAGTGGCCGCTACATAATCTGGATTAGCCACGTCTAATTTAATATCACAATCTTTGTATCCTCGTAAATCTAATAAATATCTAATTCCTTGTAATGTAATAACTAAATCAGTATCAAGAACTTCTGAGATTTCAATATCGTCAATAGATTTTCCTAATCTTTTCTCAATAGAAGATTTTTTGTCTTGATTGATATAAAGATATTCTTCTGGAATCATCTTAAGCCAGTTGATTTTCTTATTATCATCGTAAATATATTCTATGCCTTCAATTAAGCCGTTTTCATTTCTTTTCATAATTATTCTTTAATTTCTATACCGTTTTTGCTATGCATCGTTAAAATAGAATTTTTAAAAATTGATTCGATACTTGGGTCTTTCTTTATTAATTCTTTTATTGTTTGAGAATATCTAACTAAACCCACAGTACTTTCTTCGTATGTAAATCCTCTAGCTAAAAGAAATCCTAATACCATACCTTCTAACATAGATTGTGGGGCGTTTCCTTTAAAAATTTGTTTTTGCCAATGATAACATTCCTCTATAGTAGGTCCAACTTTCTTTATTATATCGCTATAATATTTATTATCTTCGTTCATATATTAATTATTATCTTTATTTTCCAATTTAATTCCGGCGGCTTCCATAAGAATACTAATTGCAGTTACAATATCATTTTCTGTTAATGATAAAGGATTAATCAGTATATCTTTTCTATTAAGTTGTTCGGCGGCTTTTCTAACAATATCAGCTATAGCTAAACATGTATTGGCGGCTAATGTGACATTTTGTGTCATTGAATCAAACGGCCTTACTAAAATAAAATAGTCGTTTTTATTAAACGTAGTTTTTTTGATAGCACCGGCATTAACTAATTCCTCTAGTCCTAATTGAATCGCCGCTTTATCTACTTCTGGTTTCTCTGTTATAATTAATAATTTATTGTAATCATCCTTCATGTTGAAGGACTCATTATTTTTAAAATACTCTAAGAGTTTTGAACTGGATTCTAATATAGTCACCAAAACAGTATAGTATAAAAGATGAAAAAATCAAGAAGTTTTTATTTTCATTTAATTTCGTGTAATATTAAGAGTAAATTGGCCATTTATACCGTTTCCATCATAGCTAGTCACTTCTTGGGAAACGGTCTTTTAATGTTCCGATTGATATATATGATGAAGATATAATTATACCTGAATTCTGTCCGGTTTTGGGTATTAGGTTAAAATGCAGAATAGGGAAAGGCTCTGCCGAAGAATCTCCTTCTTTAGATAGATTAATTCCAAACCTTGGATATATAAAAAAATAATATAATGATTATTAGTCATAGGGCGAACGTTATTAAACATAATGGGACAATGGAAGAACATGAAAAAATTTGTCAGTATATCAAAGATAATATAAAATTCCTTGACTTAAATAATTATGTATGTTAAACTTAAAATTAACATGAATATTAGACATAGTAATAATTATACAATTGCCACTCAATTATTTGATAACATCTTAAATTGGGCCGCTACCAAAGAACCTTCCAAAACTAAGGAACAAATTTGCGCCGATATAGAAAAAGTCCTTGATTTAGTAAAAGACAAGGATAATTCTTATAGTAAGGGCTATGATAAAGGTTACAGAGATGGGTATAATGATGGACAGACTAATTCTGAAGAAAGTTGTTGTGGTAAGAATAGATAAGGTATTAACTTTAATTAAACCCCGTAAATGGGGTATTTTTTATGTACAAGATAAGAATTATTCATTAATTAAAAAGCTTGACAAAAAAAAATTATCTGGTACAATAAGAAGTACTATAATAAAAACGAAGAATTTGAAAAATTCTGAAGTTTTTAAGGCAAGGGCGATATAGCCCGCGCCTTTGGAGTAAATATACATTATCGGAGATTCTAATATATTAATAATATTATATAAGTACATTTATACTTGACTTATTTAAGTAACACAGTAAATTATAGCTATGTCAAAATTTGAAGTAAAAGATTCTGGTAAGAGAGAAGATTATAAGAGTGGCATGAGAAGAGATACCCAAGATGGGAAACCTAGGTATGACCTATGTTATTTGCCTTTATTAAAAGATTGGGCGAATTTAATGGCCGGGGGAGCAGTTAAATACGGAGAAAGAAATTGGGAAAAAGCAAACAGCATAGAAGAATTTAATAGATTTAAAGCTTCCGCTTGGCGACATTTTGTACAATTTATGGATGGGGAACAAGATGAGGCTCACCATGCCGCTGTATTGTTTAATATCGGCGCTATTTTATATTTACAAGATAAATTAAAGGTTGATATAAATGGTAATCCTAAAGAATAATGGAAGATATTGATTTAATTAAAAGTATCAAAAAAGACGCCTGTTCTCCTTGTATTCAAGAATTGAGGGAGAAACACGCCGGTTTGATTATTAGTATTTATTCTAAATATTTAAGTGTTTTAGAGACTGTAAATTTTTCCCCATCAGACTTTAATGATGAAATCAATTATATTATTTATAGTGCGGCCAGAAAATATGATTTGCGCCGCCGAACTAAAATGAAGTTTTCTACTTATCTAGGAGAATCTGTAAGATTTTTTTGTTTAAATAAAATTAATGAACTTAAAAAGAATAAAACTGTCGAAACCGAGCCGGAAACTTTAACATTTTTAATTGATGATTATTATAAAAACACTCATTTAGATAAATCTAAAAACGCCGATTCAAAAGATTATATATTTGATATTTTAGGACAATTGAAAGATAAAAGGATTAAAAAGATATTTAAATATAGATATTTTACCGGGAATAAATTAAAATTACCTTGGTATGTAATTGGAGAGAAAGTTGGTTTAACGGCACAATCTTGTATTAATATACATAATAAAACCATTAATTTCTTAAAGAAAAAGTTAACAAGTTTGGAGACTCAGGATAAAATATAATCTTGACTTTTCTATCATCTACTATAAAATCAATAACAGTTAAACAAAAAAATAAAAATTATGAGTGAAAAAGTATATGTAAATTCGGCCTTTTTTGATGAAAAGGTGTTTGATGACGGCGGAAGTATTATTAAAGTCTCAATTAAGAATGTTGATGATTTTATTAAGTTTGTGAAGGAAAACGCTAACAAAGATAAATCTCTTAAGTTAGTAATTTCTAAGAAAAAGAATGTAGAAGAAGGAAAATCGTCGCATTATTCGTACGTTGACACATTTGTGCCTCGTTCGCAAAATACTCAATTACCACCAGCAAAAACAAAACCAACTAAAAAGGTTGTAGCCGCCGAACCAGAAGTAGAAGACGTTCCTATTTAAATATGATTAATTTTGAAGGCGTAATTAATCCTCTTTCCTTTGGTTATATCTCATATGGAATAGCCAAAGAACTCTTTCTCCGTAAGGAAGAGTTCAATTTCTTTCCTATATCTAATAACTTAGACTGGTCTAGTTTCGATAAAGTCAATGAGGAATTAAGGGTTTATCTTAATAATAGTGCTAATAATGCTTGGAAAAAGTTTAATATAACTGATAAATCTTTTAAAGTTTGGCACATTAATGACTCTTGGAAGAAATTAAGTACAAAAGAAAATTATTTATTAACGTTTCATGAATTAGATCAATTAACCGACGAAGAAGTTAATATCCTTAATTCTTTCACTAAAATATTTGTTACATCTACTTTTTCCAAGAACATTTTTGAAGATTACGGCGTTAAAGCCCCTGTTGTTTATGTGCCAATGGGTATTGATAAAGAAGTATTTTTTGATACTAAACAACCCCGTCCATTTAAAGATATTATAGTTTCTAGTATCTTTGGAAAGGCCGAAAAACGTAAAGCGACCCAAAAAACCATTCAGTCTTGGGTTTCTAAATATGGTAATGATCAGAGATATAAACTTCATTGTTATGTAACTAATCCATTTTTTAAGCCTGAACAAATGAATCAAGTATTTGCTCAGATTTTTAATGGCCAGCCGAAACCATTTAACGTTGATTTGTTTCCTTATTTGCCTACTAATTCACATTTAAATGCCGCCTATAATTCAACTGATATTGTAATAGATATGAGTTGTGGAGAATCAATTAGTTTAGGTTCATTAAATTGTATTGGTATGGGTAAACACGGTGTCGTCCATTGGAATAGCGGTATTAAAGATTGGTCTAATGAAAAGAATGCGGTTTTAGTTAAATCTAATGGTAAAGAGCCAGTTTATGATGGTATATTTTTTCAACAGGGACAAAAATTTAATAACGGTAACATTTACACCTTCGACACTCAATCATTCTTAGATTCTTTTGATTTGGCTGTTAAACGTTTTGAATCAAATCCATTAAACGAAGAAGGATTAAAGTTACAAGATAGTTATTCATTTAAAACTGGTGTGGATATTATTTTGAAAGAAATTAATAATTAAATGATTCAAAAACATACCGACATTTACTATACTAATAAATACGGTAATAGATTTGTGGACGAAGAATCGGCTAGACAAGATGAAAATCTAAGAGATTATTGTCCTTATCTTATTAAAACTATTTTGCCTAATCTATACTTGGAAAATTTATATGGTAATGGAATCGAAGGTATAAATGACTATGGGAAACCATATTCAGGGCAAATAAACGACAAAACTAAAGTATATTTATTTAAAGATATTATTAAAAATATGCAAGCCGCGATAGATAAATATGGAGATAACGTAGGATTCACATATCAACACTTTGGAATGGGAAACTATTCCAATGCTATCGTTTTATTAGAAAATAATCTTGACAAATCTTAATTATAAGCTAATATAAAAGAAAAATAAATATATGAAATTAAATGTATCAGCCGAATTAAACGGAAATGAGCTAATTACGCTCTTTTTAAATCAACTTAAACAATCTAATATCGAAGCATTACCAGCCGATATTAAAATTTTAGTAGTTTCTAAAGACAAAACGGTCGAATTAACGCCGGATCGAATCTCTTTATCATATTCCAAAACTCAAGTTTAATGGAATTAAAATTTAATACTCATGATATTTGTTTAGCTATTGTATATAAAAATGGTCAAACGAATGTTTATGATAATTTAATTAAACCCAGTGACGCCGAAGATGAAGAAAAATTAACTCGGGCATTAAATAAACTTAATAAAAAACAAAATTATTTTCCTAAAAAAATGCAAGTCGTTAAGGCTGTTTTATTTGTGGAGGAATAATAAAAAAGTTTGACTTTTAAAAAACCTAGTGTAATATAGTAAACAATATGCAAAAACTAATTATGTCTCTATTAATGGCTTGTGGACTAGCTTTTAGCTCAGTTGCTCAAGAAAAGGTTTCTTTATTTAATGCTAAGGAACTTGGTTTAAGTCTTGGAACTGGTTATGTAGTGGATCCTTCTGCTGCATTCCAACAAGATTATTCATTTAATTTAAGTGCTGGCGCTCATTATTTCTTAAACAAATATATAGGAATTGAAGCTAATGTCCCTTTTTATTCGACCAAGGGGATTTCAGTTACCGAAGTCCAAGCTGGTTTGGTAGCTAGATTGCCAATTGGTCGTGTTGCTCCTTATGTTGGTGTCTCTACTGTATATAATTGGAATTCTGAGACAGAGTTAGCTTATATTGCTAGGGCTGGTCTAGAATTTAGATTTAATCCAAAAGTCGGCGTTTTTGCGGAAGGACAGTATAGAAACGACGATTTTAATTGGAATAAAGGTTCTACATCAGTAGTTGGAGGAATCCGCTTTAATTTCTAGTTCGGTGCGGTGTTGTTGTGTTCATTGGAATAGTGGCTGGAAACGGCCACTATTTTTTTGATTTATAGGTGTAATATATTAATATTAATTATGCCTATTTTTATATATAAAAATCCTGAAACCGGAGAAGTTAAAGAAATAATTCAATCTGTCAATGATAATCACTCTTATTCGGAAAATGGAGTAAAATTTGAACGTCAATTTACTATACCTAATATGAGTACTGACACTCGCATTGACCCTTGGGATAGCAGTAGTTTTATTAAAGCTACCAACAAACCGGGCACAATTGGCGAAATTATGGACAGAAGCGCGGAATTATCAGAAAAACGCGCTGGCGGGTCACTGGACCCCATTAAAGAGCAATACTATGAGTCTTATGCGGAACGAAGAGGCGGCAAGGAACATCCCGATAAAGTTATTAAAAAGGCTCAAGATAAACTTAGTCAAATGGGTGTTAATGTAGAAGTATAATTATTTATATTTTTCTACACCAAAATCTCTCTCACTTTTTAAAATTATCGTAGATTACATTTTTTGATTTACTTTTTCTTCGTCTGCTGTAATATAGAGATACTTATGGAAGTATATAGTTATGGAGAAGCGTTATCTAAATCAATTGAATATTTTAATGGGGATGAATTGGCGGCCAAGGTTTTCGTAGATAAGTATAGTTTAAGGAACGAAAAAGACGAAATTCTAGAAGATACTCCAGAAAAAATGCATTGGAGAATGGCTAAAGAATTAGCTAGGATAGAAAAGAATAAATTTAAAATTCCTTTATCAGAGAAGGAAATATTCAGTTATTTTGATAAATTTAAAAAGATAATACCGCAGGGTAGTATGATGTTTGGTATTGGTAATTATTATCATTATGTTACATTGTCAAATTGTTATGTAATTGACCCACCAACAGATAGTTATGGTGGCATTTGTCGTACTGACGAACAATTAGTACAAATTAGTAAAAGGCGCGGAGGAAACGGCACCGATATATCTTATATTAGACCATCTGGATTGCCAGTTAAAAATTCTTCAAGAACTACTACCGGAATTATTCCATTTATGCGCCGATTTTCTAATTCTATTAGAGAAGTTGGTCAGGGTGGGAGACGTGGGGCATTAATGTTAACCATTTCTGTACACCACCCTCAAGTATTAGATTTTGCATCCGTTAAAAAAGATAAAAATGAAATTACTGGGGCTAATATCTCTATTAGATTAACAGATGAATTTTTAAATGCTGTTGACAAAGATATAGAATATGAACAGAGATGGCCAGTTGACAGTAAAAATCCTACAGTATCAATTAAAATTAATGCTAGGCATGTCTGGAGAGAGATTATTAAGAATGCTCACAATATGGCCGAACCGGGATTATTGTTTTGGGACACTATTATTAGAGAAAGCCCGGCGGATTGCTATTCTAATCAAGGCTTTGAGACTATATCTACAAACCCATGTAGCGAACTTCCTTTAAGTGTTTTAGATTCTTGTAGATTAATTGTAATTAATTTATTATCTTATGTGGACAATCCATTTACAGATAGAGCTAAGTTTAATAATGAACTATTCTTTCATGATTGTCGAATAATGCAGAGAATTATAGATGATTTAGTAGATTTAGAAATAGAATATATTGACAAAATTATTAATAAAATTAATAAAGATCCAGAATCTAAAGAAGTTAAACAAAGGGAATTAGAATTATGGATGAAAATAAGAGAAAATTGTTTTAACGGTCGTAGAACCGGAAGCGGTATAACAGCTTTAGGCGATACATTAGCGGCCTTAAATATTAAATATGGTTCGGATGAATCATTTAAAAAAGTTGATGAAATTTATAAAAGTCTTAAACTTGCTTGTTACCAATCTTCTGTAGAAATATCTAAAGAATTAGGACCGTTCCCTATTTGGAAACATGAATTAGAACAAAATAATCCATTTTTATTAAGAATAAAAAATGAAGACCCGGCTTTGTGGGATTTTATGAAGAAATATGGTCGTAGGAATATAGCTATATTAACCACAGCGCCCACCGGAACAGTGTCAATATTGACACAAACTAGTTCCGGTATAGAACCAGTATTTCAGACGCATTATATTAGAAGAAAAAAAATTACCCACGAAGATAAGAACGCTAGGATTGATTTTATAGATAATGTTGGTGATAAATGGCAAGAATTTCCAGTATATCATTCTCAAATTAAGAAATGGATGGAAATTAGTAAAGAGAATGACATTAAAAAATCACCTTGGTATAATTATTGTGCTGAAGATTTGAATTGGACCGATAGGGTTAAATTACAATCAATTGCTCAAAAACATATAGATCATGCTATTTCTAGCACATTAAATTTGCCAAGAGAACGTTTCTGTTAATAAAGTCGCTGAAATTTACGAAACCGCTTGGGAAAAGCGGTTGTAAAGGCATTACAGATTTACAGAAAAAATTGCAGGACTGGAGTTTTAGTTGATAGTAAAAAAGAAACTATTAAATATAATGATGCACCAAAACGCCCAAACACAGTTGATGCGAAATTACATTTTTTTACCGTTTAAAAATGAAAAATATTATGTAGGAGTAGGGTTGCTAAATAATCTCCCGTAATGAGATTTTTACTGGTTTTAATCGTGATAAGAAACAAGATTTTATACCCAAAGAAGCAAAGGAAGGATTAATTATAAAAAATGGTCGTGGAGATTATCTTTTTAAAGATAAATTGACCCAAGAAGAATATCAATTGTTAAAACCGGCCATTCAGACGAAAGCGCCGAAGCTTTAACTCGTATGATTAGCTGTGCCTTAAGGACATGGCAGTTTCTTTAAATTTCATAGTTCATCATTTATGAAAACTAAAGGAGATTTAACTTCTTTTGCTAAATGTTTAGCTAGGACGTTGAAAATATTATATAAAAGATGGCACTAATATTACCGGAGAATCTTGTTCTAATTGCGGTATTTCTAATATTCAAAGAGCATTCTGGAGTGTTTTGTCTGTAAAGATTGCGGAATATGTAAATGCGTGTAATAAATTTAATGTGTAAACAAAAATGACTTACAATTTTTATCTCACAAAAACTGTCTTGATCTTAAACGATTTATTAATCTCATTGAGAGAGACCGTGATTTTGATTTAGTATTAGAATCAATTTGCTTGTCATTTTAACAGAAAATGATAGTAAATATTCTTTCTACTTTATCACAGCAAATTTAAGGGACAGAAAACTTATTCTTTATAAGCTTTCCTGTGATAAAAATTATGAATAATTGGAGAAAAATCTTATAATTCGGGATATTTTATTTAATAATTTTAATTCAAATTTATAAAACACATGGGCCCCCTATCTGCCGAAAAAATGGGGACAAAAGAAAAGAAAGTAAAACATTTTATTACTAAAAACTAGTGTTATTAATGGGAAGAGTGTAGATAGAGTTAAAATAATAAATTGTAGCATATTAATAATCTTAATAATAAACTAGGCCCGCTAAAGATATTAGTAGTCATTTGTCTGATTGGATTAGATATAATTAATGAAAGCAAAAATACTAATAAAAACTATATAAGTATATTGGTTATTTTGGGATTAATTTTATATTAATTTTTGTTGTAATAAAGATATATGCCCTGATAATTTTACCATATACAAAACTCTGCAGAGAGAAACTGTTGAAAAATGTAATACAGTTATTAGGGATGTATTATGATGCTGTCGTTTGGAGATGTGAAGGGAAAAAGTTGGACTGTATTGCTCAAGTATATTGGGATTTTTATGCAGGGAAGAATACGACGTATAATCGAAGAATAAAAAAAAATGCATTAAATCTATGAAGAAGGGCCTAGTCAAAGATAGCAAATGTTTAGTGAAGATTTAAAAATCAATTCGCACAATTTTAAAGATGATTTTAAAAGATTTAAAAATTAAAAGGCGCCGGACTAGAAAAAATAATCAATATGATAGAATTTCTCCTGAAGTTGGAGATCCGAAGAAAAAGTAATGGATGGTTTGTGTGGTATACATTTCTTGTATTATAATTGTTTATGGGCCTATTCTTTAAATTTGTTGTTCCCTTTAATTATTGATTTAGCCAAGAAGGGCAAAATACCATAGTATGAAACACATTTGAGAAACGGTTTAGACGAATTGATAGAGAAAGCAAATGAAAATTAGTTAGGGGGCGACACACTATCAATTGGCCCGCATTATATTAAAAATATTCCCTTTGTATAGATGATTGTTGGTATGGATTGTTTTATTATTAAGGGGATTTACTAAGCACTTTCCCGTAAACAGGATCCCGCCAAGCCGTGGTATGAAGTTGATTGGTGTTTGATAATGCAGAATGAGGTATAGCTAGGATGTATGAAATATAACCATTGATTTTATATTTAATTGATTTGTTAAATGGCACCCAATGAACCGGGATTTGATTCTAGTGAACAGGCGTTTCTAAAAGATGGTAAAAAAAGGCCCGATTTGTTTATTTTTCTATTCTGAGTTTATCATAATTGAGGCATTTATGATGAAACTGCTTGTGAAATAGAATATATTGTCGCGTTTTATATTCCTAAGGATTTATTGACATTGTTTTCTGTTTTAAAACATCATTAATCATGTTTTTATATCTATTATAGAAGATTTAATTAGATTTATCTATTATAAAAATGTATAGAATTGGCCGAGCCGCAGAAGAATATGTATTGTCTTATAATAGGGCTATACAAGTATTTAATGTAGAGTGTTTGGATTTTTTTGAAAAGTTTTTATTAGTATAACAAATACTAATGAATAATTTCTAAATGGTCTTTTTAAGGACTACTCCACGGGCGGGGGCCCGAATTATCAACGAATTTGTATTTCCTTACATACTATTCCGTTTAGGTGCTATTACGGCATTTTTGATTCTACTTGATAGGATATTATAGGCAGGTATTGTGATATCTATTAACTTAGACAGAAATTTATTACTCTCTATTGGAGATAAAAAAGCCCCATTTGGAATCACGGTAAACTGTTAAAGACGCTGAGGACTTTAAATACTTTATTGAATTCGTGTAAATTTGGTGTTCGTTATGACCCGATAAAATAGAAGAGAACTAATCTATATTCTCCAAACGGTTTTGGCCGGTATCGATCCCAATATGTAATATGAATCATATTTTTTTAAAAAAACTTGGATTAGAAAGTATGGGAACTAATAATGATTTTCATTAATTTAATTGACAAGCTTGGATACATTCAAGTATCATAATAAAATATTCGATGAGAAAAATTAGTTTGTTAAGTTGGAATATAGGATATAATGTATTAAAAAAATGGCGCAAGAATTAAAATTTAGAGTTTGGATAAAATTAAGAAAGTTTTCATTGATTCGGAAAATTATTCTTGGGGAAATAGAGTAGGAGAAAGCGGCCAATTATTCATTGACTTAAATGGGACAAACTACATATTGCTGTTTTTTCCATTGGGAATCGGCGATAATTCTGCGGATTCATGTTTGACAAAATTCCTAATCAAGATGAGATATGTAATTCAGACAATTTACGGATTAAAGGATAAAGCGGCAAGAAATTTACGAAGGTGATATAATTGATTTTTCTTTTAGTTATGGACACGAGCGAGATAGTACGTTGGAGATGTTTATGGTTATTCGAGGGTAATTTTTCAGGATTGCGAATTTGTCATGAAAGGTATAAATAAAGTGGGAAGTATGAATTTAGAAATATTGCCGTTTATCTTACAGACAAAGAAAAGAGAGATAATTTTAAAGTTATGTAGGTAATATCTTTTGAAAATCCCAGATTTAATTAAATACAATATGAATTAATATTATGAAAAAAATCCTTATTTTGGGTTTGCCTCGGGCTGGAAAATCAACCTTTGGGTAAAGAATTTAGCTAAACAATTAAATGGGGTTTGGGTGGGACGCGGACATAGTAGAATAACCAATTTGGAGATGATTTGGGTATTCT